CATTGGAGAAGTTCCAAAGGGTGTTCTTGTTGGTGGCAGCGTTGGAGAAGCACCACACGAGCTCCTTAACGGGGTGGTTGTAGGAGAGGCGGACCTGCTTGGTGCCATTGGAGGTGACAGTGTCAGTGCCAGTGTGCTGAACCTGCTCTATGAGGTACTCGTGACCTTTCTGCGCAAAACGCCTACGCTCCTCAGTGTCGAGGTAAACGTAATTAGCCCAAACCTTGAAGGTGTCAGTGTTAAGGAAGGTGCTGAAGTTGGACGCGAGGTCGAAATCAATGCGCACCTCATGGTACTGCAGGGCAATTAGTGGGAGATAAAGACCGGGATTGCGGTTAAAGAAAAAAATGAGAGGGAGATAGACAGTCTTACCGGTAGCACCAGTGGTCATCTTACCCCAAGTCGCCTTCTTAGACTCGTCGAGGTAAAGCTCGGAGTAGAGCCTCCACCACTTCTGGTAGTGCTTGTCCACACGCTGACCGCCGATGGAAAGCTCGACGGAGGAGATTGCGCGCTCAGCGACCCAGTTGCAGTCATCGACCTCGGAAGAGGACGCGGTGTTGGAAGACGCAGACTTGAGCTCGATGTACATGTCACCAACGAGATCACCGTTGCGAGCGACCGTGACGGAGACGCGACCGGAGTTGGCAGCGGTACCGTTGACGGTCTGCTCGATGTTCTCCATCGCGAAGTTAGTGTGGCGCTTGTATTTCGCCTGGAAGAAAGTTACCTCAGGGTTACCAGTAAGGTAGACATCCTGGGCACCGTACGCTACGAGTTGCATGAGACCACCGGCCATTTTGAGAGTTGTTGTACTATAAGCAGAGAAAATAATTTTGGGTAAAGTGCGAAATTTCGCATACGATATTTCCTCAACCTATCATAAATGTCCACGCAGCCTGATGAAAATGAGATTGAAGAAGGTGAGATTGTAACTGATGACGAGACCGAGGAAGAAATTGAGGAGACCGAGGAAGAGGTGGACGATGACCTCATGTTCGAGGATGACGGGGTAGACCTTCCCACACTGATGACTTCCCTCCTCGCCACTGAGGATGGTGACACTGTGTGTAGCGCTCTGGTGGGCATCTCCCAGCAACTTCAGATGCAAAACAAAATTCTTATAAAGATTTTGAGCGAGTTGAAAAATTAATTAGAGAGAAAAATTGTAAATAGTATAATTATGGAAGGTACTCACTTCATCGACAAGGAACCGAATCAGTATGAAGCACTCGCCGAACTACTAAAGATGGATATTCAGTCGATGAATGAGGATTCAATTAACAAAGCTACAACAAACCTCGAGAAACATTGGAGTCTAACTTCAGAAGATTTCACAACTGCTCGAAACTTGGGATACAGGCAGTTCGTTCACCGTGACTACTGGGAGAATGGCAACCCTAATCCATCTAAAATAGACATCCTGGCTATCAAAGGTGTCCGTGAAAAACAACGTGAATATCTCGTAAATCTAAAAAATCATGCCAAGAATCTTAATCTTCATAAGAAACGGAACGACGATGGATACACCGTCGTCGACCGAATTCATAACATCTTGAAACAGGTGAAGGATGGATACGACAACATTCGTCGTCACTACATGTCTTATGAGCGAGTTGTCAACAAGACGGCTGAGCCTCAGGTTAGGTCGATTTTCGATCCGTCCACCGTATCAGAGGATGATGTTGATAGTGTTTCACCCTTTCAGAAATGCCTCTTACTCGTTCTCGATGAACTTTACAAAGCTGGATATCGTAGGTACAAAGGATATTGCTGCGAAGAAATTAAGACTATCGAGCGCTACAGGACGAGGGCATGGTCCCCCAAAATGACGATCGAAGAGTTTGTTTATTCTCTCGCACAGAAAGATGATGACTTTAACAACTGGAAGAACTTCACAAGTAAGGGAAGCACTTTCAGGGAAGTCATTGACAACATCTCGAAGTGCATCGATTCTCAATTCCCTGCTATAATCAAGAGGAGGCACGTGTGGTCTTTCAAGAATGGTGTTTTTGTTGGTAAGGAGTGGGATCCTAATCTGGGTTCTTACAAGTGCAGCTTTTACCCATACACCAGCAAGGAATTTGCCTGTCTCGATCCCACTATTATTGCCTGTAAATATTTCGATAAACAGTTTGACGACTTTTCCCATATCGAAGACTGGACAGAGATTCCTACACCCTGGTTTGACTCGATCCTAGAATATCAAAACTTTGAGAAGGAAGTTTGTAACTGGTGTTACGTCATGGGTGGACGTCTGTGCTTCGACGTAGGTGAACTGGACACCTGGCAAGTGATTCCCTTCTTCAAAGGTATTGCACGCTCTGGTAAGTCTACCCTCATCACAAAGGTATTCAAGAAGTTCTATGAGAATGAGGACGTAAAGACTCTCTCAAATAATATTGAAAAGAAGTTTGGTCTCTCCTCCATTTATGACTCTTTCATGTTCATTGCCCCCGAGGTGAAGGGTGACCTCGCCCTCGAACAGGCTGAGTTCCAGTCTATTGTATCAGGTGAGGATGTCAGTATCGCCGTGAAGAATAAACAGGCTCTCTCTATTGAATGGAAAACTCCAGGTGTCCTGGGAGGCAACGAGGTTCCTAATTGGAAGGACAACTCTGGTTCTGTTTTGCGTCGTATTCTTCCATGGAACTTTAGCCGTCAGGTTCTCGAAGCAGACCCTCAGCTCGATGGAAAACTCGAACAAGAACTTCCTGTTATTCTGTTCAAGTGCGTCAAGGCATACATCGACTATTCAAACAAATACAGGGACAAAGATATTTGGAACGTGGTACCCGAGTATTTCAAAACTATCCAAAAGCAGGTGGCGATGGTGGCAAGCTCACTCATCCACTTCCTCGAGTCTACGAACGTCGAATTTGGTAAGGAAGAATATGTCCCTCAAAATCTATTCGTAGCAGCCTTCAATACGCATTGCAGGGCCAACAACTTGGGTCAGCACAAATTTCACCAGGACTTCTATGCGGGTCCTTTCAGTTCCTATAAGATTGAAGTTAGAAACGAGTCTGTATCCTATCGTGGAAGGCAGTACCCCCTTCAGCCGGTTATTTTTGGTCTTGACCTCGTAGATGAACAACTCGTAACCGGCACCAACCACTAAAAAAATCCTTACTAATAGTAATATGAGCCAGTCGGTCAAAGAATTTGTCAGGCAGTCTGGTGTGGACGTACGAAAAAGTCCTGACTATAACTCTAATAATAATTTTGCTCGAGAACTCGAAATGGAAATGGAAAGAGCCGAGCGCGCCAACGCAGCGGAACGCATGGCTCGTAGAGAATCAATTGTAAGAGGCCAACAATTCTTCCGTGAACCCACTCGACCCGAAATACAACGGAGGCGTCCCGCTCCTCTCGAAAATGAATTTGCGGATGTCAATATTAACAAGTTAGTAAACAACGCATTGAGAGAACCCATAGATACGAGCGAGTTTAACGAGCTACCTCCAATCAATGAGAATGCGTTTGAAAAGGCTCTCGCCGAGATGAACCCAGCCATGGTCAATGAATTCAGTGACCTATCCATCCTCGAGATTTCCCCACTAAAACCTGGTATGTTTAACGCCGGAGTTGATAGTGGCTACGGACAAAAGGATGTCGTCGTTAATCTCAAACAAATCATCGCTAAAAAACCCCTTGCTAAAATGCAAATCGTAGAGGGTCTTTATATAGAAACTCTAGAAATGGTGGGTAGATATGGTCAACAACAGATTGCCCTTAGACACACACGTAATTTGGGTCTCAAGGGTAGTATGAACATACCTCTCGTGACTGTAGAGTTTAAGATGATAATATCCAACGACAAGGGTGAGAGCAATGGAGTGAATGTAAACATTTACAAAAACGGAAAGATTCGCTTTTCGGGTGGATTTTTAGTAAGTCATCTTTTGAGACAACCAGAACTTATTCGTCGCTACGTAGTTGACAACTATACGACGAAGGAACCATTTTTCTACAATCCCATCCAGTTTAATAATCTGAGTGGTCAGTTTAACATTAACGGTGTGTTCAACATGGAAAGAATTAGGCCTAAATTTGAAAAGTATGGCAGAGTTAATTACGAACCAGAACTTTCACCTATTATGTATGTCACCATGAACGGATACACACTGAACATAACTAAATCTGGTAATATACAGATTATAGGGGCTAAAAATACAGCCATTCTTGAAAATGCGTACAAAGCCAACTCTCAATTAATTCGACAATTCATTATTGGTGAGGATATTGTCATCAAGAAAGTCAGAAGGTCTCCCAAGCGCAAGACAAAGCCCAAGGCAAAGCCCAAGCCCAAGGCAAAGCCCGTGGCAAAGTCCAAGATGAAACTGACTAACAATCAAATAAATGCACTCAAAATTGATGGTAAGAGGTGCGAACGTATGGGGAGGGCAGAACTCGTCGATTTAGCGAGAAAGATGGGGGTTGTCAACTTCAGAACAAAGACGAGGGATGGAACTAGGGATGCAACCAAGTTAGAAATTTGTGACAGGATCAGGAAAATTTCAGGTCAAAAAGTGGCAACTTTCAAAAACGTGAATAAAAAGAAGAACACGAAACTCAGTGGAACCGCCGAAACTTTCAGGGTTGGTGGTAAGATATGTTCCACAGAAAAGAAGGATGAACTCATCCGCATCGCTAAGATTCTTAAAATTCAACTCGGTGATAAAGAGACAAAGAAAACAATTTGTCAAAAGATAGAGAAAGTTCGCAACAATCTATCGAAACCCAAACCTCCTCCACCACCCAAGCCTACAAAGAGGAAAATCCAACAGAACAAAAAGGCTGCAGTTGTGACTAAGAAGATGCAGGTGAGAGCGAAGAGAATTGGTATAGACGAAAACTCCATTCGTCGTGATCTCATCAAGGAATTTGGTAGTTCATGGATGAACCGTTACAAACCCAATCTCAACCAAGACATCAAGAATGTTAAAAATGCCATCTCACGCGTTGGACGTAACAATCGTGATAAGTCCCTCGGTTTACCTAGAAAGATGGTTGTCGATAAAATTAAGAAACAAATGGTCAGCAACTGGAAGATGCAGAGGAGAAAGGAGCTCGAGAAGAACTACCTCATAAAGTCTGCGAACGTCACGGGTATTCCCTATAATTTACGAAACAATTATCGCCGCGCAGCAGCGAATTATGTCATGAACCAAAAGAGGCCACCATCGAACAAAAAGATGGCGGAATACAGAAAGTATTGGTTAAAGTTTAGGGCCAATGTAAACGCAAATGGGAACGCACGACGAACTGTTGGCGCGGCTCGAGCTCGGGTTGAAAAGATATAATCACGGTGTACGAGTTGATGACGACACGAGAGAATGGGGAACACCTAGAAATTCATGGTTGGATATGGCTCGAGAAGAACTTCTCGATGCAGTCATATATGTCATAGCAGACTACATACGAATGGGTAAAGAACGTGGTGAGAACGATGAAAACGAACTCATCATGTGCTGTGTGAAAGATCTAAAGCGCATCAGAAGTGAGAAACATCGCCTAATTTTGCAGAGTCTCCTCGAACTCCTCAGCATTGAGGAAAGCGAATAAAATATTACTTCCACAACTAAACTGATATGCGGCTTCCCACCACATATGAGTTACAGCGAAGAATGTACACATTATAAAAGCGTACGCCTGCGCCCCTAAGAGCGAAGGACCTGTGAACCGATACGGAACTGGTTTTCTATGAAGTGCGTGACATGTCATTAATCCAAAAATAACGTTGAACGCATCCAGATATCTTTGATACATCATCATCACTCCTATAGCCAAAAACACAAGGAAATCTGCGGTGACTGCGTTTATTGGACTATATTTAACGACCCTCTCTCCTTCTGGAACGGCGACGACGACTTCCTCGGGTGGGGGTGTCGGAATTTCTTCATTAAATCCAACCACGAGGGAACCATCTGGTTTTTCTATTACTACGTGTCTTTCTCCCTCCATATTATTTATGTCAGGTTATTGTTTAAGCTCTCTGTAGAGAGTAAAAAGTATAAATCCTAAAATGACGTAGAGAAGGTATAAAAGATTTGTGGGAACAGCCATAAACTCTTCAAGTACCTTCTTATCTTCTCCCTCTAACCCTGTCTTATAGAGATTGAGTTGTTGTAATAAGATGTGTAATAGTCGTATAGACATTAGGAGTATGGCGGCACTGATAATGATGAAAGCCACGTTGTAAACAACGTTTCCTTTACCACGATAAAATCGAGAATATGCGAGAAGTGCGAATGACACAGAAATGTACGCACCAACATTTTGTAGAGAACGTTGAGAAAGTGCGATAAGATCCCGGAGTTCCGTCTGCATTTAATATTTACTGACATTTAATTTTCCTATTGATGGTCTTTCCTGGTTCAGCTATTTGTTTAAGATGTGTAGTATGGTAGGAGAAGTCATATTTTGGAAATGCGTCTTTAATTTTATTAGAAATTACACTAGCCTGAACTATGAGAGGTATTCCTGAACACACAGATTTTTGTTCGAGTTCGAGAAACTTATCCTCCATTTCGACAAACCTCTTGAGGGCATTGTCTCCCATTTTATCCGCATGCATTTGGAGGTAGACATCCTTGGAGGCACCCTCACTGATGTAGAAAAATTTAGAACCCTCAACTTCGTCCGACTTTTTCTGCTTATCAAACATGAGAAAGAAAACGATGAGAGCTACTAAGAAGTATATCATTTATATATTACGATGAAATTAGTTTTGAGAGGTCAGCCACCTTGTGAATGATGTTGAAAAACTTGTAGACGTCATCGACCGCATCGGGCTTCACAATCTCTAGTTCAATCTGGTAGGTCGCTTCTTCTTCAGAGTCCATGTCGGCATTGTCACCACTGCTGATAGTCATATCTATACTGAGGTTCTTGCGTACGAAGGAGTGCCTCGTTTTGGTCCTCTTCCGATCCATCTCATAGTCACCGGATGTAGGAATCTCACGGGCGACACAGAAACGAACGTCTAGGGGGTCACATCTGAAATCCTCCTTGGAGACGCTGATTTTTTGTATCATAGATTGTTCTCCCGTCTCTTCGTCTGATGTGATACGAACATTGTTACTATCATTGTAGTATACATCGACGGTTGAAATCTTCGTAGACTCCCAACCGTTGTATTTTTTGAGTCCTGCGAGCACTCGTTTCCAAACATCTTTGCCTACGTTGGTGTCAAAGAGGGAGCCGTTGTGCTTACCGAGACGAATCTCAACTTCTATGTCACCCTCATTCTTGTGGGCTTCGAAAATAGGGAGGACACGATCGACGATAGCTTGAACGTTCATTTTTCTTAACATTATCATTTTGCGTCATTCTCTTAAGTGTTTTATGTTCATAAATTGTAATGAAGGGTCTCGAAAATCACGGGAATACATGCTACTTCAATACAGCCCTTCAATGTTTGCTGAATATTCCAGCATTATCTAATTATTTCATTCGACATCCATACACAGGTGAATGTGAATTCACTAAAGCCTATGGTGATCTCGTCAGGCGGTATTGGACAAAAGGTAATAACGATATTAACGTCACGAAAGTCTTGGAACTTTTCCGTGAAAAGTTTCCTCGATTCAAATCTGAAGAACAGAATGATGTTCAAGAAGCTATTCTGTGTATCATAGACATACTCGAGTTGTCGAGACCTGAAATTAAGCATTGGTTCTATGGTAAAAAAACACAAGAGACTGTATGGCCGGGTGGAAAGTCATCGAGTCAAGAGGACTTTAGCGTTCACTTGATAACTTCCGAGGGTAAGGATATGGCTACTATGCTTGAAAAAAGTACTGACTGGAATACACTCACAGACTTTGAAGACACCGAGGGTAAGACCCACCACGTAGCAACGACGCGTATGGTGTTTTCGAAACTTCCACAAGTTTTGATGATTTCCTTTGATAGGAAGAGTCACATTGAGATTATAGAAAATATACTCATCGATAAGTTTGAATATAATCTCATTGCGACTGCGGTGCATGTCGGGATACAAGATGATGGACACTATGTAAGTTTCGTAAAGCGAAAGAATAAGTGGTTTTTATTAAATGATGAGAGTGTCGAAGAACACGAGCTACCCGACGAAGCCGGTTTCTATTTTATGGTTTACAATCTAAAAACTCCTTCATCTGTATGTTCTCCTTGATATTTACGATTGTCCTGTAAAAGGTTCGTCGATTATTGGGATGTGTCTTGTCCCTCCTCCGCTTGATAGGTTTCCACCACAGGGGTTCTTCCCATGTGATATACTTACACTCTACAATAGCTCCATCTTCGAACCAGGATTCGTCCATCTTGTTTTGAGGAATTTCAGATTCAAAAAACAACTTTCCCTTTTCTTGTACGTAAAGTCTCCATGCCATGGGACCATTCGTGGCTCCAGGGACCTCCCTCGACTTTTCTCGCTTCATCAAAAAGTCCACAGTATTCTTCTCTTGAGGCTTCCATTTGTACATGGTTTCGTGGGTTCCGATTCTTATCGGTTCATTCACTGGTGTAAACACGAGTCCGTCGATTTTTTGTTGAACCGTGGGGAGGTACTCATCCATAAACTTTTCAAAGTCTCTCATTTCATAGAATGTTTTACACTTTAGACGCCACTTATCACTTTTCATATAGATGATGGACTTCATGAGACCCTTCGCAGCTTCGAGTCTCTTCATCAGATTGAGGTCCCACACGGACTCTCCATTAACAATGACGGCATCATAAACCATGAGAGTGTCTTCGTACAACTCACCATCAAGAATAGTTCCCTCGTAGGCACTTTTCTTAAGATTAATTGGAACCTCGAACATATGAAAAGCTCGATTCACAAATACACATTTCCTTTTACCTTCAAAGGTGAGAGCGACCATCATGTGCCGCTCACCATCCGTTTTTTCGCATACGACATATTCCGCACCCTTCAAAATGGGGAAATGTTTGTACTCGATGGATATGGGTTGAGGACCTGGAAAATAGTCCTTACTTCCCCACTTTTCGTGAATGAAATTCTCGACATACTTGAAAAGTGGGTTTGACATATGTTACACTGGTATACTAACTTTAATTTACTTTCACACCCGCTGCGTTGAGGATGTTGCTCAGACATTCATGAGTATATGTCATCGTCAACTTAGATGCTGTAAACGCATAAATGCGAACATCTTGTTCTAAAAATTTTTCAAACATCTTGGCGTATATTTTGACACCACCAGACTTCTTGAGAGTTTTTATAACATTTTTGGTGTTCATCATCCAAGCCTTCGCCTCTGTGGATTTTACCCTATAAATATCATTTGAAATCTTCATACCAATCTCCGTGTCAAAATTAAGACCCATCTGTTCAATAGGTTCCGTGGACTCACTTTTCACTTTGGATTTGAATAGTTCCCAGTCAACACCTTCCTTAACACCTGGAAATACGAGGCAACCCACGTGATCATGTGGCTCGAAGCACTGCGCAATCGTCGCATCATCCATGCTAATTCCAAAGTCTATGAAAATGATACGATCGTGAGTCTTGATATATTTTTGAACTATGTCAGCCTTTTGGAAGGGCTCATCGTCTACGTATGTAATTTCGTTGTCTATACTTTTTTGCATACATTTGATATTGATTCTCAAAACAGTGTGAAGTGTCTTTACGTGACACGACTTGGAACGAGTAACTAAAATAGTAGCGAGCTTCATACAGATGTGTAGACTCTAAGCCTTAAGCCTATCATTGAGACACCCAGAGAATGGTAGATTTCCTACATGACCTAGGGTTGTATTCACATCTGCATAAATCTTACCTCCAGCTTGTTGCCAGCGACGACAAAATGCGTAGTCCTCGCTGAGATACCTACGATTACCTGGATCAATCATACAATCAAAGCATGCGTGATAGTCATCGAAATCCCTATTTTGATGATCATTTTTGCACCACAATTCAGGGAACTTCTCCTCCAGGGTTTTGAAGACGGAACGTTTAATGACCATAAAACCTGTAGGACCATCGAGAATCTCGATAAATCCATTTTGGACAGGCCTATTTTGAGCACCAAAGTTAATCACGAGACTCGACGAAAGCATAGACATATCACGATCGTCACCTCTCTTAACAGCTTGAACAGCCTGATCCCACATGATTACCTTTTTTGGATAGCACGCAACAGATAAGTCATGACCAGACTTGACGAGACGCACCACGGCTGCGGGATCAAAATGAATATCAGCGTCTATAAACATGAAATAATCACAATCGGTTTTTTGCATGAATCTACCGACCGAAACATTACGGGCACGATGGACGAGGGACTCATTTTCTGTGGTGTCGAGATACATCTGTATTCCTTCTCTTATTAAAAGAACTTGAAGTTTGATTATACTACTCATGTACTTCTCTAGACACAAGCCACCGTAGCATGGAGTAGAAAGGAATAACTTCGTCATATACTAAATCTATGTTTTACTCTCTAAATGCTTTTTGATTATCGTTTCTATCTTGTTCAATGTCGGTATCGAGACTGAACATTTTTCACACATTTCCGCCTTCGTAACCTTGTGACCTATCACAATATAGATGATCGCAGAAGCCACACTGTTCGGTGTTTTGCTCATGAGGTCTACACAATCATCCGTAGCACCACACATTTTATTACATTTGAGCCTTTCTTCACGAGTCACGTCGAATGCGTTAAGAAGTCTCTGCATCACATCGAACGCTTTGGTCACGTAATTTTTCTTCGTCTCTCCCAATATATTGTCCTTAAAAATCTGCGTCGTTCGAGAAATATCTTTGGATTGAATGCCAAACAT